CACCTGTTCCTGATTCTTTCGCTCCACCGCAAAGAATGTGGGTCCCATAAACCAATGAAGAACCTTCGTGAGACCATCTTTTCGTTCGGGTGTCGCCGAAAGACCAAAAATGTGCTTGGGACACATTTTGAAGAGGGACTGACTGAAGACCTTCGCACAAATGTGATGGGCTTCATCCACGATGAGTGTACCAATGGAGTCAAAATCACTGAAGGAATACTCCTTGAGGGACAGGGATTGAAGCATGGCTATGACAAAATCACAATCAGTCTCCTTCTTATCTTGTTGAACTATACCTATCGTGGCACCCGGGCAGAACTGTTGAATGCGTTCCCGCCATTGATCTGCGAGAAACTGTTTATGAACTACAATCATTGTGCGGTAGCCCAACTTACACGCTATTGCCAAGGATACGGTGGTCTTGCCATACCCGCATGGGAGCGAGAGAACACCATGACCCGCACTAATAGCTGCAGCAAGAGCCTCGTTCTGGTGGGTTGCGTCTCGTAACTGACCGACGAACTTGGCGCTGGATCTCGCTGGCTCGGGGCGACGATCCTCCTTGGGCTTTCCCACCTTACCAACTCCGTAGAATCTTGGAACGCACACTCCATTCTTAGCTGTTCTAAAAACCTTGAAAGGTGGGGGAGGAAATCCATAGTCGCTGTTGACCTGTGGTCTTACTGTCAGTTCCTTTTTAATTTCCTGAATTGGTCCCTCAGTGACGAGGTATCCCGTCCGCGTCAACATTTAATATATTAAAGAATAGTAACTTTATATAGTTACAATGCCATCCCTTGACGTGGAAGAGAATATTAAAAAGATCCAAGAAGCGATCGAAAGTACGTACCAAGAACTTCACCGTCTACAGGGAAGCCTTCGCGTGTTTTTGGGTTTCAAGGAAAATGGTTTGACCACGATTGATATTCCAGAAAAGAAAGAAGAAGAAGAAGAAGAAGAAGTCAAGGAAGTGAAGTAATTGACATGAGCTTCCATGCGTAACCACTATAATTACCGACATTCCATATACCCGCGAAGTCAACTTCGACTTCAACTTCATCACCCTTTATAAGAGACTGCACCGGACGACCATTGACGTTGCACATCACTCTCCTATAACGGAATGGAACTTTCACTGTAAGAATTCGACCATCGAGTGGATCATCTACATGCGAATTCTTAATAAGCCACGACTTATTTGCGTGAATTCGGTGTATAATTTGAGAACAATTTTCAGGAATGACCAAACGAATATATTTTTTGTCGTTGTGGTCATACATGGGTTCGTAGACTTTTGCCTCAAACTTCATTGATTTCTATTTATATAAATTAGAATTAAAACTATAAGTGTCAATAAAACGACTGTCAAAATATCTGTTACGAGGCGGGGTTGAAGTGGTTTTCGTGTATTAAATAATTGATGACTGAGCGTCCTTGAAACTTCAACAGATGCTTCGATACTCGAGAATGGTGTTTTTCGTGGCGACATCATACCGCACATCGCAACCTTTGAACATTTACCAAAAAATGGAAGTTGGCCATGAAGACTGAGAACCCCGGAAGATTGTGTAAATTCCCAGTGATCCTCTTTCCATTCTGAACCCCAACCAATACGAGCTTCTCTCGGTGGTGGTAAACCGAGGTCGTGTACAACTTTATTTTTTATTGTTTCTGGATCAGATGAGAGAACATCTTTTGTTAAATTACATATGACACACGAAACTGTCTTACCATCGGACAAGACAACTGGTTGAAGATTCCATTCTGTTTTTGATGCAATTTCCAAGTCGTCCCCCAAATGTATAGTTTTGTCATAATCTAAAAGAACGTTTATGGAACCATACGTACTTTCGCGAACTTTTTTGTCTGCGTCGGATCCCCAATTATCACCTAAAAATTTGAGAGCTGGACTATTGTCTATACATAAGAATAACATTCCATCATTTACAACCATTTCATCTGTGAATGTAGCTTCATAAGTGTCTTCAAAGTATTCAACGTTTTGAAGCTCCTTACCGAATACAAAGTTCACACCTTTTTTCATGAGTGCTATTTGCATTTTATCACACATGACTTTTCCAGAAACTTTTTGTGTATATTGCTTCGAAAGTCCCACATAATCGAAATTTTTTACAAATTCATACGCTGACATGATATCCCAAGTCACACCATCCATGATAAGTGGAAGATGTTGAATAAATTTTTGACCACTCTCTGAAAGTTTACCCACGGCATCTTTTAGAGAAATTTTCCGATACTTTTCGGGTTGTGTCAACACGCGTGTAGCGAGGGATGCGAGCATTCCATAATCACCAAGTTGTAGGGAGCGATACATAAAACCATAAATATCCTTCTTTACAGGTTTGAATATATGATTCCAATTGATTTTCATTTCACGAAAGAGACTGTGGGTATTCACAAAAGCCTTGTCAAAAACTATTCTGTGTGCGTGAAGATCTCTCATGTCTGTATCTGGTTCCCACCAAGAACCACCCGCGGATGTCTTTCTATCATAAATTGTAATATCGTGTTCCCCTGACCTGAGTATTTCCCAAGCAAGCGACATACCTGTTGGTCCAGCGCCAACAATATGAATCTTCATTCTACTTTTAACATTTATATTAATCCAGATTCTCTTCTCTCCTCTGGAGTCTTGATGGCATACATGGCACTAAGAAAAATCACAGTGGAGATGAGTGCGTATTCAATGTCTTGTGTGGCACTGAAAGCAATCAACATGATCGACAAGAATCGGAAAGTCTTGCTATTGAAAAGAGTTTTAAGGTTCTTTGGAATCTTGATCGCGTTACCAGAGAACAAACCTTGATACAAGATGATGAGGGTAAACAAGATTGGTTGTGCCTTAATAACGGTTTCAGTTGGTGTGCTGAGTGGTCCAAGGAAGTTTGAGAACTTTTTCATTTAAAGTAACCTAAGATAAAAATAAAATATCTTCACAGAGTAGGATGCTATGCGTCGCAACCCATAGACCACTGAAACCCCCTCCGTCACAGAAGATGAAGACCTGGAAGTTTGCCGCCAAATTTGTATGGAAAAATAATTTTGTAAAAGATAAGGCAGAACTTGGGTCTTGGACGAGGGATCAACTTTTGGAACTTGGACCGACTTTTGTGAAATTGGGTCAAATCGCATCTACGAGAGCCGATCTGTACCCTCCCGAATTCACAAAACAGTTGGAGTCTTTACAAGACAATGTTCCTCCAGTGGCATATGATGTTGTACAAGATGTTGTAAATTTAGAATACTTTGACGAGTTTGAACCAATACCATTCAAATCTGCGAGTATTGGACAGGTACATCGCGCAAAACTGAAAAACGGGAAAGATGTCATCGTCAAAGTCAAACGACCTAATATATACGAGACTATGAAGGTGGATACAGATAATGTCCGTGAGATTGTGCGTTTTTTGGAAAAAGTTGGGGTTGACACTGGGAATAGCTCAGAGTTTGTGCTCAATGAATCCATCGAGTACCTTTTGGGTGAATCAGATTATCAACAAGAAATTGAGAACGCCGTGCGTTTTCGAAAGAATATGAAAGATGTAAAGTGGGTAAAGGTACCAAAAGTCTATAAGGATTTTTGTACGGATGACACCATCGTCATGGAATATGTTGAATCTGAAAAACTCACGGAACTCACAGATCCAAATGTAAATAGAAAGAAGATCTGTGAAGCTCTCATCAATTCCTATGTGATCCAAACGATGGACAAAGGCTTTTTTCACGCAGATCCCCACCCCGGTAATTTAGGGTTTTCATCTAAGGGCAAGTTAGTCTTCTACGACTTTGGTCTCATTGTAGACCTTTCCGAAGAACTTCGCGATGGGTTCAAACAACTCTTCGGATGTATAATAGACAAGGACACGAAGGGAATTGTTCAAATTCTTGTGAACCTCGGTGTCATAATACCTATGAGTTCAGATCTTTCAGATATTGAACTCTTTTTTGAAACAGTTTTGGGTTATCTTGAAACCCTCGATGGTTCAAATATAATAAACGACGATATAGCGGCACAACTTGCGGCTGAAAAGCCATTCATGGTACCGACGAGTTTTGTGTATTTAGCAAAATCCTTCTCGCTCATAGAGGGTATATGTATCCAGTTAGATCCAGAGTTCAACTACTTCACCTACCTAGAACCCATGATCAAACAACAATTTGTGGAATCAGTTGACATACAAGATGCTATCATGAAGACGGCAGAAATGCCCACGAAGATACGAAATATAAGTAAGGCTGTTTTGGGTTTGGAGAAATCCAAAGCGGCCATGAAAAGGTCTATGTCTAAAACAAGACAAGATATACGCATGGTTCAGTATAGTATAGTGAGCGCGCTCTTGGCGGATCAGTTTGACGATACATCATTAACGATGGCGTTTGTTCTGTGTACTTTGTGGTTTGCGTTTAGTTCTCGTAAAAATCGATAGCGACTTCTTCCTTTTTCTGAGAACCCTTGAAGAATTCCTGGTGTTCTTTGAAGATTTCCTTGACACGCCGTTGTTCATCGCGGCTAATATCCGACAACTTCTCTCGGATCTTACCCACGTCTGTGTCATTTTGTTTCTTCATCTTCTTACCAAACTTCTTGAAACGGTTAGTCTTCGCCATGAAAGTTGTAGATGTTGTGAGAGAGAACATTTATTATCTACTATCTTTTTATTTTTAAGCGCTTCAACTTTTCTTCAAACTCACGCCTCTCCCCCGGTGAATCTATCTCTTTTCCTGTGGCGAGAGCCTCAATCTCCGGTCCCGTGAGATGCATCGCGTTTACCCTGAAATCCCTAAACGCCTCCATTGTGATGGGTGCGAGAGGTTCAACCAAGTCATAAATAGCATTCGCGTAGTCCCTGATCTCCTTTTGGGCGTGATCATCCATACGAAGATGGAGATAATGCATCAAGTTGTGGAGGTTAATCTTCCAATAGAATTCGGTATAGGTACACTGTGGGAGGTTGCCACGCGCCTGTTCCCGACACACCCCCTCCCCGAGAAGGCTCTCATACAATGTAAAAGAATGTTCTAAATGTTCGTTAATTTGGTTCGTCTTTTCTTCGTTGACCTCCACAACCCCCTCAGATCCCTGGTTATTTACCTGAGACTGACCTCGTAGAACTCCTGGGTTGTAGTACTGTTTCGGTACGACGGAGTAGCGGGCGGAGAGTTCATTGACGGAGGCTGTTCGATGTCGAAAATGTTGACGGGCGATGTAGAGGGGCATCTTGATGTGGAACTTGAATTCCACCATTTCGAAAGGCGTTGTGTGCCAATGTCGAAGCAAGTACCTGAGGAGTCCTCGGTCTCCTCGGGAAGTCTTTGTTCCGTCTCCATATGATACTCTGGCAGCTTGGACGATTGAGGTGTCCAAATCTTGTTGCGGCATGTGATCAACCAATCGTACAAATCCTTGGTCCAAGACATCTTTTTGCATAGTGTTCTAATTCTTAGTTCCCCCCAAATCTTTAATCAAGTCATCGATATCACGATAGTACCTTTTGAGATCCTTCATAAACCTCTTGTTATTCTCAAGAACTTCACACTCAGGTTTGTTGAGATAAATCCAAGCTAGGTTTGATTTTGAATATTTTGTCCTCTTTTGATTGTCATTAGGTTTGCGAGCCACCAACTTGGTGGACTTTTTGGTTTTCTTGGTGGTTGCTGTGACTTCCACACGATTCACAAAACTGAGGGCTTGCATGACGGTGTCAGCCAAGTCATCTTTCTTTTTAGACTTGAGAAAGGTCTCCAACCAATGAGCGTTTGTGGGTCCACTCCGAATGAATTCTTCACATCTCTCAATGGAGACCTTCTTCCGTTTGTTATACTGCGCTTTGCCGGGGCCAGCGACATCTGGAATCTTGTGACGCGCATCATAGAGAATTGTCTCCGCATTAGGACATTTAATGATAAAGTATGCATGGAGGAAATGCATGACGGATACCATTTTCTTGTTACGATCTGGTTGCTTTTCTATGAGGATTGTTTGGGCAGTAAGAACCCAAGGCCTCTCATCTAAGTGTTTTCTCAATGAGACATAGATACCATCTTTGTGTTCGGGTGGGACACCGGAGACATCCCATTCCTCCACAAGGTTATTTGTTTCATTGAGTAAGCACATGGCTAAATTCCGAATACCAACATCAATACTCAGAATCATTAATTTAAAGGATCTTTATATCTTTAACTTAGAATCGGCGCGCACCACCGAGGCGAGAAGCACCCGCTTTACCTAAATTGGCAGCAGCCGACTGTCCAGCTGGGGAGAGACCGATGACAATCATGACGAGGACAAGAAGGCAGCAGCACACAACGGCGGCGATGATGGCATACTTCACTGGACCGGTGAAACCTTCGAAAAAAGCTGTGATGAACTGAGCTAGGCCTTTGTTTTCAGACTTAAGGTCTGCACCAGCCGCGGCACTCAACTGATTCATCACTTCACTTGAAGCAATAGCACCGGTAAGCGCCGTTGTCACAGCTTCGGCAATCACTTGTGCTTTGACATCCTGACTCCAATTGATATCACCACCTTCACGGCAATCATACCCATCAATGATGAGATCGCCACCTTGAACAACAACGCTTTCGGAGACGGATTCATTTTCATTGACGGTCTTGATTGTATTCTCAACAATGTTTTGAATTTCTAATGTCACTGATTGATTGACATTTTGTTTATCACCAAATTGCATGTTACCCATTTCTGTAGCCTTTTCAATTTGAGCTTGAACCCCAGCTTGCATTTCATTTGTGATGGCGTTTTTAATTTCAGTTTCATTTTCAGCTAGTAATTCCGAAGATGATGTCACCATGGATTCAACTTTTTGATTAAAGTCTGATGAGCATCCTCTCACATTTCTCATCACCACACGCAAGTTTTGAACAACCGCACCTGAGGCGACCGCCGACGCGCTGTTTTCTGTGATTGACTCAAAAATACTTTTGTTGATGGCAGACATGTTGAAATTTTGATTGATCGTTTGGGATCCACCTCCTCCCATGATGTTATATTAATGTGGGCTGAGAAAAAAATGTCTCAGTATTACAAATGAAACTCAACATCAGGAAGATGTCATTGAACCAGGTGGTCCTTGTGTTGGCTATCCTTGTTGTCGTGGGTTGGAATATCATGCGTGTCAAACGGGAAAAGTTGGAAGACAAGAAGTCTGAAGCTATTCTCTATGTTGAGAACTCCGAAGAACCAAATCCATTCATTGTCTATGGTATGGTGAAGAAGCAAACCGATGATGAAGAGAAGCAAAAGAAGGCTCTCACCTTGGCGAACGAAAAGAAGACGGCGGAACTCTTGGAATTTTTGAAGACTTTGTAAGTATCTAAAAACTTAACTCTCCCTCGGGAACCTATATATTTTCTGAGGTAAAGGTAAGAAGCATCATGGGAGTAGGTCATAGTGCTCAAAAATGTAAGGACTACCTTGACAAACCTGAGGATGACAACCTGAGTGATGAAGGGAAAAAGGCGTGTAAGGATATGTGTCCAGACTTTCCCGATAAAGAAAAATGTACCCCTACATATGATGAAATAATTAATTTTTACAATGAAGAACCCCCAGCAAAAGCGTGTAAATATGCATTATGTGACCACTGGACTTG